TTGGTATTTTGGCCATAGCTAATTATAACACAAACCTGGCAAAATAGCTATCTACTTGCTATCTTGATGTTGCCTCTAGGCTGCAGATTGTCAAGACGTTGTTTACAACCTTTTCAATCCCAGCAAGTTGAATTTTTACACGGATATCCGTGTGAACCTCTTGCTTTAAAAATGAGTATGTGTGTATTGGAGAAGACCCGTGATAGAAATATTCTTGCCAAGCAATTGTACTAGTTCCTGGATTATAGATACCAAAACTTACAAAAATATCATATAATGATTTAAGGTTTGTGTCTCCCCAGATCGCCGTCACACCAGAGGCACTATTTATTTGTAAGTCTCCAGAAACTTGCTCTATAAACGGTGTGGCATCTAATTTATAAACTGGGGACCAGTGAGAGGTTCTGTTTTTGTCTTCTGAAATAATTCTATATCTTAGCAAGTATTCACCATCAGGAGATAATGGTGGAAAATCTTTTTTTTCAATAGTTACTTTTTTAACTGACAACGTCTATCCCCAAGTCAACATCTAAAGCAAAACGAAATTCTACTAGGTTTGCAGTATTAGGAATTTTAACAATTGGCAAAGCATCTTGAGATTTTACTACAGAATATCCCGTTAATCCGTAAAGAGGATTGACAGATGTAGTGTTTTCTAGCCTCAAAGCATCTAAGGCAACGTAGTAATCGTCTGTTGGATTTCCTACAGAGTCTAATACTGATGCCCAAATTTTAACAACAGTCACAGAGTTCCAAGTAAAGGTTGAACTTTTAACTAAATCTTTTAGTGGTTTTGTGACTACGACATATCTATTATTCTCAAAGTCTTGTTGACCAGACCCAGTTCCGTTTTGAATATCTACCTGAAGCTGAGCATAGTTTGTTGCAGAGTCGCTATCTGATGAAGCAAACTCCACCAAAACCTTTACTCTGCTTGGCTCTACACTATCATATGCATTTTTGTTAACTACAGAAAAAGCAAACCTTAACTCATCAGAAGCAGAATTTCTATTAAAATCAATACTTGCTCCAGTTAAATGTATATGATTTGAACCCACTGCTGGAACCATTCTTGAACCACTTAGAGACAAAGTTGATTCTCCGCCAGCCATTAAAATAATATTGTTTAAATACCTACAAGATTCATACCTTGTTATCCTAGACTCATTAAGCAGTGTTCTGTTGTCTGCATTAGTTTGAAAAACTGGTGATGTCTGAATAATATCGTCTGGGTCTGCTTCTGTTCCTAGCGGCTGAGTAATTGTTGGAATTGTGACGGCAGCTGTAGCAGTATGATATTCCCAATTTTCGGTTCTAGTAAAAGAGTAAATTGGTTTGCTGTCATAGGCTCCTGCAGTTGGATTTGATCCTGAAGAGTAAACTCCAATCTCAGTAATTTCATATCTTTCAATAGTTGGAAGCTCTGCAGTTAAAACAATTTTTGATATTCCATTTTCATTGACATACCCTCTTGAAGTAATGGGCACACGAAACATTTCAAAGTCTAGCTGCTTTTTATCTAATATATCTTGAATATCATTACCCGTAAAGGCATAATCTATAGCCTTTGGAGTTGCCCCACATCCTAAAGCAATGTGCGATGCATAGGCTGGAGCCTGGCCAATTAAATATTTGGCTAATATGTTTTTTCCAACATTAGTAATCATGAGACATCCTCTTCATATATTGTATCATCAAAAATTTGGCCAGAGGCTATCATCTGAACTTCTACCTCATAATCTGCCTTTAAATTTATAGTCTCAATAACTATATTTCCACTAACAGAATCAATGTAAACAGATTCTGGAGGGGCTTCGTTTGTATCCTGCACAATATGGTTTTCCATTTTTATAGCAAAATTCTTAAAGTATATTTCTGCGGTATCTGGAATATTTATAATATTTTGTGGATTATAGCTAATTGCTATATCTGAGATATTTTTAACTGGCTGATAGATTATGTTTTGTCCATTAACAGTATCATGTCTTACAAGGCTTATCAACTCCTGTGCCCCAATTTTTTCTAAAGTTAGGTTTAGAATTAAATCAATTGGCAAATCATTTTGGTCAACAAGAATTATATCTGGAGATGCTGACTTTATAGACTTATCTTCTTTTGCTGGGACTGGTTGCGGAACGGCTGGGACTGGAGGAACTGAAGCTACAGCTGGGCTAGACGGTACAAATGCTCCGCCTGGATCCATATTTGCTGGGGTATAAAGTCTTGTATTGTCTGATACTGTAGAACTTGTAGAGCTTGGAGCTGATATACTTACACCCTTTCCAAGTTTTACAGTTTCTCCAGCATCAAAAGCGGCTCCCCGTTTTTGATTGTTAAGCTCTAGGATTTTATCTGCTAAAGCTCTTTGCTGCTTAGCTGTACCGTCTGGCAATGCCTGTTTAGCAAGACCAATTGCTTTTATTGGCTCTGACACTTTTGCTTTTGCCACTATATAACCTCACTTAAATAAATCGTCATTCCTGGTCCAGAAATATCTTTTTCATGCTCAATGCTATAAACAACAAATCTTTGCTGAGGATCAAAAGCATATCCCGTATCTGCTTCTAAATAATCAATTGTTACAATGTCACCGAGCTGGATTGTGGGTGTTGCAAATATCCTTACACCAACAGATTTTCTAGGCTTCATAGTTTTAGAAATAATCCATTCCATAATTTTTGTAGCTTCATCTTTGCTTTGTATATATAAAGAATCTAGCGAAAACTCATTACGTCCATAGGTTATACGACTATTTTTTACATCGTTATATAACTCTTTTTGTTTTACTGGAGATAGGATAGTCATATCTTCTTTTGTTTGTGGATTTGAAAAATCTGAAGTTTTGCTGAAGTAATCATCTACTGTTAATTCGCTTCTTGAGTCTTGAGTAAATGTAATTCCTTGAATTCTTAAATAGTTCCCGACCATTTCATCAAAACGCAAGAATGTATCTGTAGCATTAAAAATTAAAAATTCTGCTCCGTATGCCCCAGCAAAAAATCCAGATACGGTATAGCCACGAATTTTGTTGAAAGTTGGAGATATTGTTGCGTATAGTGCTGGGTAAGCCTTGTCATATTTTACATTAAAGTAAGCAACTTCTCTCATGATAGTCCCAAATTCATCATAAAAAATATTATATTTTGGTGGTTCGGAAGGACTAATTCCAGAAAGATATGTTGGCTGAATAATTCCACCAATTGCATACTTTCTAAAAGATTCGTTAGCAGAGATATCAGTCTTATTAGTAAATATTGAATTTGCTACTGGATCTAAGGTAAAGCTAGTATTTTGGCTATAGTTATTTGCTAGGGCATATATGTTTTCAAACATACACTGAGACCCTCCACGAACAAAAAGAGCCATATTGTTTGCATTAACTATTGGCAATGGTTTTGTATCATCTACAGTTGCAACCTGTGTATCATTTATGTATAAGTAAAATCTTCTAAAAGAACCAAAGTCTTGATACTCTAGTGCAAGATCATATACGTTTGTGTTTTCTTCTGCGACTACTCTAGATTGGCCAGCAAAATTTCCATTATCAACTATTATTGTGGTTAAACCGCTCCAAAGCTTAACTGGAATTCCAGCTTCATCTTTTGTTAGCAACCACTTTTCAGTTGCAGAACCGACAGCAGTTACTTTATAGTATCCATCGTGATCTGAAACAGTTTGGTTAGTTAGACGAATTCTTTCTCCCACAGATACAGCAGAACCCCCAATAGTCAATGCCTCGTTTGTTTGTGCAGTTAATGTTGTTGTGGTAAAGGCTCCTGGAAGATTTGTTGAAGATGTCTTGTCATAGCTTTGATTTTCAACTATTTTATAGAAAAAGACATTTGCAACGCCGTCAGTTGGAGCATATTTATCAACATTACTTTCTGATAAAGCTGCTATTTCAAAATAATATCCATTATTTGTTTGAGGATTAAGAAGAGCGGCAATTCCTCCACTGCCTCCGCTAACAGCTAAGCTTTGTTCTGGGGTAGTTGTTGGAACATTGTAATAGGTTGTAGCTCCAGCAGCTGTTTGGACGGATGTTTCATTGTTTTCAATTTTTCCAACTACCCTCATCCTTGTTCCAAAATGTTTAAAAGAATTATTTAATGACTTATTTACATATGAAATAAAATCAATTGAATTTTCTTGTGCAGAAAATGATGGACCTTTCATAACAAGGGCTGAAGACTGAACGGTTTCAGATGTTGCAGATAGCTTGTTTTTTCTAGAAACCTCTTCATTGTATGAATAAGATAAATAGTTTTTTATTAAACTAGATCTTGATGATTTAGTTGCAAGAGACTTGTTTATCCCAGCCTTGCCATTTCCTGTGGTTTTTTCAAAAACAGAATTTCCAAATAAATATTTAGAATCCATAGAGCATCCAAAAACATTATCATTATTTGTCCAGTATTGATTAAGTCCAGCGGAGTGTTCTGTAATCTTAGTTCCAAACTGTTCTCTTCCATGCTTAGAGACTGGACCATTTGACATCTTGGTCACTCCAGCTTGAGTTTCATAGTTTGGCTCAGCATATATCCTTACACGGCCTGTTGGATAAATTTTTCCATTAAAGGAAAGTTTTGAGAAATAGTTCTCGTATTCTTCTGGACTTGTTATCCAAACATTGCCACCAGTAAATCCAGAGTTAAGAACGGAAGATGGCAATACTGATACATTGTATTCTACTGCATCATATTTTATAACTTCTCCATTAGAATAAAAGTATCCATTGTACTGACCTATATACAAAATTCCATCGCCAAAGTCAATAATGTTATTGACAATTTCATGATTAACGACTTCTGGTATTTGACTACTTAGATCTGAATTTAAAGGAATGGCTGACAGGGCGTACTGGTTTGCAGTTGCTGCTTGACCATTTGTTGGCTTCATGTCTTCTTTTCCAGAAACTTCCCAAAGAAGTGACGGCTTGTATATCCAATTAATGTCTTTATCTGCAACATAAGCCTGCTTAATAGAACCCATTGTTTTTTGAATATATCTATTTATATAACTAATTTTTCCATCGTTATATGCGTTATTATCTTGAGAACTTATATCTATGATGTTTGCAATTGATGGTATTGTTGGATTGGTTAAATTCTCTACAATGCCCTGCTTAATTTGATCTTTTGAACCTACAAGAACTAAGTTAGACTCTCTGTCATTTTTAGACGGCAAAATATAATTTTTGCTCATCATTATAAAATTATTATACTCATCAAAGAACATTGCAGTCTGTGTTGACCTTGCTAAATCTTGTAAAACCTCTGCAATGCTTTTATCTGGGGCAACAAAGAAATATGGAATTATAGGGTCTGGCTCACCTGGGATTCTTTTAAAAGAGTAGTTACTAAAGCCAATGCTATCAAATATAGTTGCTACTGCATAAGACAAAGACGTATTGGGAATTAAAATTTCTGGAGCTGTTTGTGATTCAAAATAGAAGAATAAGTCTCTTAGTTCAATACTTAGCTCTCTTGTTTTTGGATTTGAGGCTGGAAAAAATTCAGAATACATAGTCTTTAATGGAACATAAAAAGTTTTTTTAATTACGTTATTATCTATGTCGGTAATTTCTATATCTGAAATAATTTCATAAAACTTTATTTGAATATTTTTATTTATATATTCAGCAATAACGCTTCCACTTTCAGAATCTGGGTTCCAGGCGTTGTTAGGATTAAAAGATTGGTCATAATCAAATAAGGCTAAGCTGCCTGTAGAAGCCAGCAGCTGACCTACTGGCAAGCCACTAATGCCAAGGTCTGAGGCATTCTTTTTTAAATTGTAAGCAATTGTTTTACTAGTTAAATCCACTGCCAATCTTGGAGAAAGCTCAATTAAATCAAATGTTGATGCAAATTTATTCATTGTATCTACGACTACTCTAATTCCAGATATAAAGGTAAACTCTTCATAGTCTAAAATACCATTTTGGTTTGAGCCATATTTTTGTGGAGTTGTAGTATCAGTTAAAAAGTTTGTAAGCTGGTCAACATTTTCGTCAGCAACATACCACCCATACTGTGGTGTAAAAGTTTTATACTCTCCAGAATTCCAGATATAAAAAATTCCTACATCAGAGCTATTTGCTTTAACTAGGTATGCCTGGCCCTCATCATTTTCTTCTGGCAAAACAGAAGAAGAGGATACTGTTCCATTGCTAATAAAGCTTTCTCTAAATTTTTCTGGAACAATTAACCCATAGCCAAGTTCTAGATATCCGTCTGTTCCAAATATAGGATCTCCATTTGCCCGTACAGAATTTTTGTCAAAAGATATTGCGTCTATCCAAATATTATTCTTTAGGTATTGAACCTTCCATTTGATTGGAACAGTTTTATTCTGTTTTCCAAAAAATGGGTCTGCAAAAGTTCCAGCTGGCCCAGAAAATGGTCCTAGGTTTATGTCTCCTACGTTTGTCTGTGTTTTTATAACAATTCTATTAACTGGAATTTCTTGTTTATAAACAACATAGGGGGCTGTATCTTGTATAAAATAATCAAGGTTTTCTTGGCTAACCTCTTCAAAGTCAATTCCAACCCATGAGTTTTCTTCAAACGCAATTCCATACTCTTGTCCATTTTCAGTTCTATATGATGTCCAGTATTTAAACTTATCATTTTTATCTGGCATATAGTATCTGGGACGATTAAACATTTCAGTATTGCTGTGATGTAAGTAATTACCTGTAATGCCATACCTAAGTTTGTTAATTCCAGATCTTGGTCTAAACTTTCCAAAGCATTCTTCTAAAGAAAATAAAAGCTTTTCTTTTTCTTTTTTAGGTTTAAACAACACAGGAGTTTGACCGTCTTCTTCAAAACCGCCGTCAACAACTATGTCTGCATCTGTTGCATCAGTATAAAAATTACCTGTATCTCTAGGATCATAAAAATTTATTAATGATCTATACTTTTCATCTTCAACAGAAGAAGAGTATG